CAAAATGCATTTAAGTATAGATGGTCCTGTAAATCCTTATCTCTCTCATAGACTTTTAGGTCACGAAGTTTCTGTAGAACACTTTTTAAATGAATTTGTAAGAAAACTAAAGCCTTTTGTTGAGGGTGTGCATTTAGGAGAAAATGATTTATCATCTACAACAGTAAATAGTGCAGTTTCTTCTTTACAACAAGCATCTCAAGTACTTAATAAATCTTTTTTAACAGATGATTCTACAAAAAACTATAGACAAAACAACTTAATACTAAAAAATAATTTAATTTTACCTAATGACAATGGTTTAACTCTTCCTTCGTGGAAGATCATAAACGAAGTTTATCCTAGCGCAAAAGACTTTATTTTTTCAAAAGATATATTTGGAAATTTTGTAAAGGGCTTAGTTTCATTAAATGAAATTTTTGATTTAAATAAAAATAGACAGCTGTCCGGTGGAAATTTTACACAAGGGGTGGTTGTTAGTAATTTTGAAAATGGTAGTTTGTATAGAAAAAATAGAAAAGTTGATGATAATACACTGACAAAAGAAAATATTAACTTTACTAATGACGAAAACTTTAATGTATCAAGTGTTGATAATCTTTCATTAAACGCTATAGAAAATTTATTAGCTATAAGAATAGGTTTAAATCGAAGTCCTAATATATTTAACAAAATAAGTGTGACTAACAACTTTGGCAATGACTTTTCAATTTTTGCTAGAAAACTACCTTTATATGAATTAACTTCTTATTTAGGTGATACACACGGACCTATTTTTGAAATACCGAATGCTTTTTATAATCAAAGAATTAAAGAAGAAACAATTGAGCTAGAAGATAGAGATATAGCAGGAACTGCAGGGGCACTCCAGATTAAACTAAAAGATAATCAAAGTGGAGGCATGTATAGAGCAGACTGTTTAACGTCTCATGCAACGTGGAATTATGTTGGTCATGTATTTAGAAACGAAGGTTTTATTAGTCTTCTACATCCATCTTTAGCATCTTTTGGTGAATTATCATACGATATAAAATTTAAAGGTGAACATGGTTTAAATGTATTTGAAATAAATGTACCGTGTCTTGCAGGTGAACACAATGTATCTTTAAATAAATCTTTTAAACATATAAATCCTACAAATTATCATTCAGATAATAATGCTGATTTCGTTTTTATAGATTCTATTAACTTACATGATGAAAATCTTAATATAGTAGCTAAAGCTAATTTATCACAACCTTTGTCTAAAAGAATAACTGATAAATATAACTTTAGATTTAAATTGGATTATTAATGCAGTATTATTTAGGACTAGATATTTCTACAAGTTGCACAGGCATAACGATTTTAAACTCTGCAGGCATTTTAGAAGAGATGCTATATGTAGATACCAAGAAAGAAAAAAGTTTATTCTGTAAAGCCAGAATGATTAAAAATAAGCTTTTAGAAGTATCGGCTAGATGGAAGATTAGCGAAGTATTTGTAGAAGAAAACTTACAAAGCTTTTCAACAGGAATGTCATCAGCAAGAACATTATTACAATTAGCTAGAATTAATGGTATTGTTTCGTTTTGTTGCTTTGAGATTTTTGGGCTAGAGCCACAGTTTCTTAACGTTAATTCTGTTAGAAAAGAATGTCAAATGCCAATTAATAGAAAAAGTGGCATAAAAATAAAAGAACAAGTATTTCAGTGGGTAAAGCAACAATTACCAACATTTGATTGGCCAACAAAAATTTTAAAAAGTGGACCAAATAAAGGAAATGTAAAATTGATGGAATGTTGTTATGATATGTCTGACTCTTATGTGATCGCTTATGGTGGATATATTATAAAAAACAAAAGGAATCTACTTGACTCTTCTACTGGAAAAAAGGTTTAGTCTTATAGAAAAAGCTTTTGGTCGAACAAAAAGATCAAAAGATGGCGTAAATATTAATGTCGAGTGTCCATTTTGTAGTAAAAAGAATGGAAAAACAAAACTAGTTATTCGCGTAGATAATCCTGTATATCACTGCTGGGTTTGCGGCAAAAGTGGTAAAGACATTACATATCTTTTTTCTAGGTTTTTTAAAAGGTATTTAAGCGAAGCAAAAGATATTTTTACCAGCAAAAAAATTGTCTTAGGTGAAGAAGAACAAAAAGCAGCAGAAATTTGTCTTCCAGAAGACTTTGAATTGTGCCCTAATATAATTAAAGGATTTAATCCAAATAAGCTGGCAGTAAAAAAATACGCTGCTTTTCGAGGTGCTTCTGTTCATAAACAGTGGATGCTTAAAATTGGCGCTTCTGATACTGGTGACTTTAAACGAGCACTTATTATTCCTTCATTTGACGTAGAAGGTAATATTAATTTTTATACCTGCAGAAAAATTGATGCTTTAACTGATAGTGGTAGAAAATATGTTAATGCTGAAGTATCAAAAAGCGAAATTATTTTTAACGAATATTTAATTGATTGGTCAAAACCATTAACATTAGTAGAAGGACCTTTAGATCTTTTAAAGACAAATGACAATGCTACATGTTTATTAGGCTCACATTTAGGTGAAAACTTCAAATTATTTCAGCAAATTGTCAAACATAAAACTGACATTTACTTAGCACTTGATTATGATGCATATTGGAAAGCTCAAGAAATAGCAAAATTATTAGCATCTTATGATATTAATGTTTGGCTTGTTAAAGCGGATAAAAACAAAGATGTTGGCGACATGTCAGAAGAAGAATTTTTAGACCGTTTAAAGAAGTCTGAACGGTGGCATGAAGATGACTTTTTATTAAGAAAAATAAGAAGCCTTTAGATATTTATTATTAAATAGATTGAGGTTTTATATGCTAAATGAGAAGTTTAGTAGGTCTGAAGAAGCTGCTATAAGACGTATTATAAGAAAAGAATTAGATCGTAGCGAAAAAGATATTCAGCAGAAAATGCTTAAAAGCAAAGAGCTTGATAAAACAATTGAAGAAGTCATAAGAGACATGCTCCAGAATTATCATAACATGTTTTATCGAGAAAAGCAGATAATTTCTAAAAAGCTAAAACGATAATAATATTTAATGATAGATATATAGCTATATACGAAAAAAGATAGGAGCATGTAAATGTCATTACGATATGCAACAATTGAAAATCTTCAAGCTGACGGATCCGGCGAAGATGGTGCCGGCGGCCAAAGAGCTGAATATAAAAGGTCTGCTGAAAGTGCTGGAAATAAATCGTTAGGTGTAGGAGATCAAAAAAGATTACTAAAACTTTTTAAGCCTGCTTATCTAGATGATGATGGTGCTTTAATTTACAATCCAAAAGTTAAAATGTTAGAAACTTTAGACCACCTTATTGAAAACGATGACGGAGATCTTGTCCCGGCAATTTTACAGCTTGTTCCAGGTAATAACCCGGATTTTCCAGGTGGAGTAAATTTAAACTTTAACAGTTCACCAAAGTTTAAAATAACTGATAAAATTGTTAATAATCAAGACAATCCTAGATATGGCGTTCCAAATATTCGTGTATCTAAAGAAGATTTGGATAATCCAGAGAATACAAGAACACCGACAGTTGTTGAAAGAAGAAATAGAGGTTTTGGAACTGAATATGAGATTAATGATATAAACGAAGGTGCCACGAAAAGAGCTTCAATTGGAATGTATCTTTCTAAAGCTAATTCTATTCATGATGGAGGTCTTACTGCGAGACTAGGCAAGTCTGACCCTGAAGGTAACTCTTACACTCCACTGGTTGTAGAAAGCAGCTCCGCGGACGACTCCGCGGACGAATAATATAATAAATCTTTATAAAGTAGAACATAAAGTAATATAATATCCTCATAAGCAAAATGAGGATTTAATGACATTTAGATGTGCCCATATAGCAGACGTTCATTTTAGAGGTCTTAAGAGACATGATGAATATCGTGCTGTTTTTAATACATTTTTTGTGAAGTGTAGAGAATTAAAACCAGATGCTATTTTTATCGGAGGCGATATAGTTCATTCAAAAACTCAAGGAATATCTCCTGAAGTTATTGATGTTCTTCATTGGTGGTTTAAGTCAATGGCAGAGATTGCTCCTGTTCATGTTGTGTTAGGTAATCATGATGGTCTTATTTTAAACCACGACAGACAAGATGCTATTACCCCTATAGTAAATGCAATTGGGTCTCCAAATATTCATCTGTATAAAAATAGTGGTGTCTATCCTATTAAAGATGGGTATAATTGGTGCGTATTTTCTTGTTTTGATGAAGAAGGATGGAAAGATGTTAAACCTGTAGAAGGTGACATTAATATTGCAACTTTTCACGGAGGCGTTTTAGGAAGTAAAACAGACACCGATTGGGATATTAGCGGTGAAGTTGCTGAAAGTTTCTTTGATGGCTATGACTTTACTTTTTTAGGTGATATTCATAAGTTTCAATATATTGATCATGAGAAAAGAATTGCTTACCCAGGGTCAACTATACAGCAAAATTATGGTGAAGATGTTAAAAAAGGATTCTTATTTTGGGAAATTAAAAGTAAATGGGATTACAAAAGCACATTCCATCAGCTTAAAAATTTACGTCCGTTTATTACGATTGACTGGAAAGATGATTATGATACAACAGTATCTTCTTTAAGGAACAAACCTAAAGGCGCAAGATTTAGAGTAAGATCTAATGTTGCACTTACTCAAGCAGAAATTAGACTTATTTATTCTTATCTTAAAGAAAGCAAAGAAGCAGCAGAAATTGTCTTTAAGATAGACGCTAAAAAAGATTTTGCAAAAAATCAGTCTGCAAAGGTTAAAAGTTTAAATCTTTGGGATGAAAGTCAAAGAAATAATATTGTAGAAAATTATTTTCAAGAAAGTTTAGACGAAGAAGTTTTAGATGAAGTAAAATGTTTATTTGCTAAAACTATTGATGAAATTCCAGAAGATAGTGTTAAAAAGCCTACATCTTGGTCCTTAAAAAAGCTCAATTTTGAAAATACTTTTGCATATGGCAAAAATAATGAAGTTAACTTTGATAATATGAATGGTATTGTTGGTATTTTTGCTAAAAATGCTAGCGGAAAGTCATCAATTCCAGGAACAATTATGTATAATTTATTTAATGGCACTGATCGTGGATCATTAAAAAATCTACATGTTGTTAATTCTAGAAAAGGTTCTTGCAAATCAACAGCAGTTATTGAAACAAATAGCAAACAATACTCAATTGAAAGAAAAACAGTTAAAAAACAAAACAAAAATGGTTCTGTTTCAGCTACAACTTATCTAGATCTTAAGCGACAAATTGATGGTATTACTGTTGATGAGTCTGAAGAGCAGCGTAGAGAGACAGAAAAGATTTTACGTGAGCTTGTAGGGACTTCTGAAGACTTTCTTATGACATCATTTGCTTCACAAGGTAGCATTAACTCTTTTATTAAAGAAAAAGCTACAAGTCGTAAGACTATTTTAACAAAGTTTATTGGTCTTGATATTTTTGAAGATCTTTATAAACTTTCAAGAGATCATTATAACCTTCTTAAAGGTCAACTTATGTCTAAAAAGCAAAGAGACTGGTCTAAAGAAATTGATAATGCTTATAATGAAATACAAGATTTAGAAGATAAAAAGAAAGTTTTTAAGGAAAAAGAGCTTGAGCTAAAAGAGGAAGAAAGTAAGCTAAGATATCAGATCTCACAAGCACAAAATCAATTTGAAGGTATAGATATTCAGACTCTTGAAAATAAAAAGAATACATTAAGTCTTTCTATTAAAACAACAAGAAGTAACATTGAAGATCTTAATGAACTGATCAAGTCTAATAAAGTCACAATCCAAAAGCTAGACTCTGCTTTGTCTAAAATTAATATTGATGAATTAAACTCTGACAAGGAAAGATTTGATGAAGCAAAAATTAAGTTAAATACTTTATTAAACGAACTAAGTAACAATAAAAAAGATCTTAAAAACTCAGAAGAAAGTCTAAAAATTCTTAACTCTGTTCCTTGCACTTCACCTTGTGTTAAAAATCCTGCTTTAGAGTCTGGAATTGATCTTTCAAGTTGTAAGTTTATTTCTAGAGCACATAAAAGTGCAGAACAAAAAAGTAGTTATGAAAGCAATATTAGAAAATTAACTAGTTCTGTTAATGAGATTAAAGATTTTGTTAAGGACTTTGAAAAAATTCAAATAACTAAAAAAATTAAGATTTATAATGACAATGTTCTTAAACTTAAAAGCCTTAGATCAAAAGATCAAAACTTTACAGAAAAACTAAGTCTTTTATCTGAAAAGCTTTCTTCTAAAGAAAAGGATTATAATAAAGTTGTAGAGGAATATAATAATGCTGTAAAACTAATGTCTGCAACAGATCAAGAAAGACTCGAGGCATTAAGTAGTTCTTTAAAAGATTTAGAATATAGCATTAATGGTGTAAGCGCAAAATGGTCAAAGTCTGAAGGTCGCATTTCTTATCTACAAGACACTATTTTAAGGTACGAAGAAGAACGAGAAGAATTTGAAGAGCTTAACGAGAAGAATAAAATTTATGACATATTTTCATCTGCAATGTCTAAGAAAGGTATCCCTGTAACATTGATCAAAGACATGCTTCCTGTCTTAAATAATGAAATTAAGGACATCCTTTCAGCTGTTGTTCCATTTACTGTTGAGCTAGAAATCGAAGATGGAAGTAACTCAATGGATGTTTATATCAATTACGGAGATTCTAAAAGAATTATTGAATGTGGAAGTGGAATGGAAAAAATGATTTCTTCAATTGCAATTCGTGTAGCTTTAATTAATATTAGTTCTTTACCTAAGTCTGATATTTTTATTATTGACGAAGGTTTTGGCGCTTTAGATGATTCAAATTTAGAAGCTTGTAGCAGATTATTACAGTCTCTTAAGAAGTGGTTTAAGACAATTCTTATTATTTCGCATGTTGATGCCGTTAAAGATATTGTAGACGATACTATAGAAATTATGTCCAACGGAAAGGATGCATATGTCAAGTATTAAATTTGAATGGATAAATGAGTCTAATGAAAAGACTTTGCCACTCGATTGTCCTGTTTGTCATAACATGATAGTAACTGTTGAAGATGTTAATTCTTTAAGAGAAAAAGAGTGTTGTGCTGATTGTAATATAACATATTATTATCCTAACAAAGAAAAGTGGGATAAAGGATGGCGTCCGGACATAGTTAGAGATTGATAATTATATATTAAAGAGGTATAGTATGACTTACGAAGAGATTCATGCATTAGGCAGCAGTATTGATGGTGTTTACAATAACTACTCTGACGATGGAACAAGAAAAGTAACAGCTAAGCTAGATAATTATTGCTTGACTTTAACATATCAGACTGTAGTTCATATTGCTCGTGATCAAGGAATGCATTTGCAAACGCCTAGATTAAAAGATGAGTCTAGTCAAATGATTAGAAGCAGACTTAATTTAATCAAAAAGACTTTTAGAGAATGCTGTGATAGAACTCTTAAAACAAGCAAGTTAAGTGAAAGTGATTTTTTTGAAACAATTTCAACAAGTCCATATACACCTAAAAGAGTTGTTAAATATTCAATGTCAGTTTCATATGAAATAAGTTAATATGTCAAAGTCAAAGCAGCATCAAATAAGTGAAATAATTAAATGTGGTAAAGACCCCGTTTATTTCATGAACAAATATCTTAAGATACAGCATCCTGTTAAAGGGTTAATACCTTTTAAAACTTATCCTTTTCAAGATGACTGTGTAAAAGATTTTAATGATCATAGATTTAATATCATTCTTAAGTCTAGACAATTAGGATTATCAACTCTTGTTGCTGCATATTCTGTTTGGCAAGCAATATTTTATAAAGAAAAAAATATATTAATTATTGCAACAAAACTAGCAGTTGCACAAAACTTTATTAGAAAAGTAAAAACTGCTATTAAAAGCCTTCCTTCTTGGTTGGTCCTTCCGGAAATTTCAGCAAATAATAAACAACAAGTTGAATTTACTAATGGTTCACAAATTAAAGCTGTTCCGACAAGTGAAGATGCAGGACGTTCTGAAGCTCTTTCGCTTCTTATTGTAGATGAGGCAGCATTTGTTAGAAACTTTGATGAACTTTGGATGGGACTTTATCCTACACTATCTACAGGTGGACGAGCAATTATATTAAGCACACCTAATGGTATGGGAGGACAATATTACCAGTTATATACACAGGCTGAAAAGAAAAAAAATAAGTTTAATCCTATAAAACTTATGTGGGATGTTCATCCTGAAAGAGATCAGCATTGGTTTGACACAGAAACCAACAATATGTCGCCAAGACAAATTGCTCAAGAGCTTTTATGTGACTTTGCAACAAGTGGTGAAACATTTTTTACTAGTGAACTAATGATGGAACTTAAGATGCAACAAGTTCCTCCAATTGAAATGAGCGGTCCTAATAATGCTGTTTGGTATTGGGATTATCCAAAAGAAGGTGTAAAGTATTTATTATCAGCGGATGTAGCCCGAGGTGATGGCAAAGATTATTCAACATTTCATGTTTATAATTGTAAAGATTTTACTATAGACTGTGAGTTTAAAAGCAAGATTCCTCCAGACCATTTTGCTTCTCTTTTATACGATATTGCTAGACGATATAATAAGGCTATAATATGTCCAGAGCAAAATGCATACGGTTATACAGTCTTAATGAAGTTGCGTGATATGGAATATCATAATCTTTATTTTGAGAGCACAAAAGAAAAAAATAAATATCTTTTTGGTGATAAAAATAACATTGGAAAAGCAGGTTACATAACACGAGCTGATACAAGACCAAAAATGCTTTCAAATTTTGAAGACTTAGTAAGAAATAAAAGACTTAAAATAAAGTCTGTTAGATTATACGAAGAATTAAGAACTTTCGTATATAAGAATAATAAGCCGCAAGCAATGAAAGGTAAAAATGATGACCTAGTAATGTCATCAGCTATCGGTGCTTGGATTGCGCACACAATGACAGATAATTATTCAAAAAATGATAATGAAATGTCTGCAGCGTTGCTTAAAGGAATGAATCGAAATTCTCATAAAATTAGTGAAACAAATATGAGTCCTTTCTATAATAATAGTATGACATCAGTTAATCCAAACGTTCCTATTGTAATGACAGATGGTCTGAAGCAAAAACTTAATGGAACAGGTTTAGTAGGTAAAAAATCAGAATTTGATTGGTTATTTTAATGGCAGAAGAAAATTTATTTAAAAAGTTAACGACACTTTTTAGGTCTGGACCGACGATAAAAAGAAAAGTCAAACAATATAAAGGTACATCATCACCTTCTTCTTTAGAAATGTTTAAGAAGGCACATAGTGATGTTTATAATAGCACAATTAGTGCTTACGGATCTTATGATAGAATGGCAAGATATTCTGACTTTAGTGAAATGGAATCAACGCCAGAGATTTGTAGTGCATTAGATATTTACTCAGAAGAATGTGTAGCTGCTGATGCTGAAGGTAAAGTTCTTCATATTTTCACTGAAAATAGAAAGATTAAAAGTCTTTTAGAAAATCTATTTTATGATACTTTAAATATTGAATTTAACTTATCAATGTGGGCTAGAAACCTATGCAAATATGGTGACTTTTTTCTTTTTAATGATATTTCACCTGAGTATGGTGTAATTAATGCCTTTCCAATACCTATAGCAGAAATTGAAAGAGAAGAAGGCTTTGACCCTGATGAAATGACTGCTGTTAGATTTAGATGGATTTCGCAAGGCAATCGAGTCCTAGAAAACTGGCAAGTATCGCATTTTAGACTACTTGGTAGTGATGCATTCCTTCCATATGGTTCATCTGTTTTAGAAGGTGCAAGAAGAATTTGGCGGCAATTAATTCTTATTGAAGACGCAATGCTTGTTTACAGAATTATTCGCTCTCCTGAAAGACGCGTCTTCTATATTGACGTTGGTAATATTCCGCCAGAAAATGTTGCTGATTATTTGGAACAAGCACAAACTTCTCTTAAAAGAAATGCTGTTATTGACAAAACTTCAGGCAGAGTAGATTTAAGATATAATCCGCTTTCAGTTGATGAAGATTATTTCTTGCCTGTTCGAGGCGGTGATAGTGGAACAAAAATTGACTCTCTAGCTGGAGGTAGCAATACAACAGCAATTGAAGATGTTGAATATATTCAAAAGAAATTGTTTTCAGCACTTAAAATTCCTAAAGCTTATTTAGGATATGATGAAGATATTGGATCCAAGGCAACTTTAGCACAGGAAGATATTCGTTTTAGTAGAACAATTCAAAGAATTCAAAAAACAATTCTTTCAGAACTTAACAAGCTTGCAATGATTCACTTATATTGTCATGGTTATACAGGAGAAGATCTTTTAGACTTTGAACTAAGATTATCTAATCCTTCTTCAATTGCACAACAGCAAAAACTTGAGCTTATTAGGACTAAGTTTGAAATTGCTGCTCAGGCTCCAGAAGGTGTTGTTGATAGAAACTGGATTAGAACACATATTCTTGATTTAAGCAAAGATGAAATAGAATCTGTTATTTCAAGTAGAAAAGAAGATAAGCTAGAAGATTTAGAATTAGAAGCTGTGAGACTACCTGATGCTGACGAAGGATCCTTAGAAGGAGAAGATCAACCCGGAGGAGGATTTGGAGCAACTACTGATTCTCCAGGCGGAGGTCTTTTTGGCGGAGGAGATGATAAAGGAGCTGATGCAGGAGGAGGCGGCGGCCTTTTTGCTAATCACTCAATAGATGATGATGATCTTCTTGAAGAAGAAGACGAGCTAAATGAAGACGACGAGCTAGAAGAAGCTGGAAAAGGTAAAAAAAGCAAAAACAATAGCACAAAATATGCTGCAGCAAGAAAAAGAGGTAAAAAAAGAGTTGTAAAAGGTAAAAATAAAGGACAAAGCAGCATTATAGTTGCAAAACCTCCGACACTGAAAACTGATGCAAGTTTACCAATTGCACCTTCAGCAAAGTCTTTAATAGGAAACTTAGGTAAGCTTAGTTTATCTGATAGTGTTTTACCTCAAACTAATCTAATGAATGATTTTATTGATAGACAAATTACTAAATTCCATGGCTTTGAAAAAACATTAGATAAAATGGGATTTGATCTAGGA